GTTGAATGTGATACGGAGCATCACACGCATCGACACATGCGCAACCCAAAAAAATTATCAAATGCAAATTGAGCCCCTTTTTGATTTGATACACGAAAGGATTGATCATGGCCATAACTAACGGATATGCAACACTTGCACAAGCAAAAACATTTTTGTCGATCATCGACTCAGTTGATGACACTCTTTTAGAATCTTTAATTGAATCAGCTTCACGATCAATTGATCGCATTGCCAATCGTCGCTTCTATATTGATGCCGCGGCGAGCGCAAGAAAATATCGCGCATCTTCTCCGGTATTTCTTTTCACCGATGACATCTCTGGCACAAGTGGATTGATTGTCAAAGTTGATGAAGATGGTGATGGGGTATTTGAGACCACATTCACTTTAGACTCCGATTATGTGATGGATCCGCTAACCGCGCCATCCTTAAATCGACCTTTTACACAAATCACAATTGTCTCCAATATCAACACTTTCCCAATCTTTCCCGGTCTCTTTTCAAATGGCTTGAGACCCGGCATTGAAGTGACCGCCAAATGGGGATGGCCGGCCGTACCCGATGACATTGAAACAGCTTGTCTTATCTTGACCGCCGATCTTTACAAGCGCAAAGACTCTCCCGGCGGTGTGCTTGGCCTTGGGGATCTTGGTGCAATAAGAATGAGCCCATTGGGTCGAGATATCACCGCCATGGTCAGGGCTTACAAGAGGGAGACCTTGGCATGAGCATGGTGCCTTCAAATGTGCGCAATGGTCTCAAAACAAATTTGACCACGATCACCGGCCTTCGATGCTTTGACATCATCCCGGATTCGGTGCCATTGCCGGCGGCCGTAGTAGGACAATTGGATTTGGTTTTTGATACTTCAATGGCGCGTGGATTAGACACGGCCGAAATTGAAATCTTGCTCATCGTCGGCCGGATGAGTGAGCGAGCAGGGCAAAACAAGCTCGATGGGTATTTGGCCGGATCGGGTTCTTCTTCGATAAAAGCCGCGATCGAAGCAGACAAAACACTAGGCGGAGCATGTTCAACCTTGCGAGTCACGACCGCGACCGCAGGAACGATTACAAATGCTGGTGCCGATATGCTTGCATATCGATATCAAGTTGAAGTGATCGGCTAACGAAAGGAAAAATATGGCCATATTCATGGGAAATCAGGTCGCCGTCATAGTTGGCACGACCACGATTTCTACTTTTGTCTCATCGGTGGCACTCAATCGAGAAGTTGAAGCCGTCGAAATCACAAGCATGACCAACACTTCACGAAATTACATTGGCGGCCTTGAGGCGAGCTCTTTGTCTCTTGAGCTTTTCAATGATTTCGCCGCCGCAAGCGTGAACTCACTTTTTGAGGATGCACTCGGCACAAAATTAAATATCAAATTGATCCCGGTTACTGGCACAGTTACCGCGACAAATCCGTCTTATTCAATGTCATGCTACATTGGATCTTGGCAACCGATTTCGGCCACCCCAGATTCTCCAAGCACGGCATCGGTCACTTTTCCGGTGACAGCATTGACCAAGGCGACAAGCTAATCCACAAAAAAGAAGGAAGGGATCTATATGTGGCAAGTTGAAGTGATCTATCTTGACGGCTCCGCAAAAAAGTATGACATCTCGGCCGCATCAAAAGCGGCATTTGAGTCAAACTTTCAATGTGGATTTGTCAAGCGTATTGCCGAGGAGCAAAGAGAGAGTGATCTCTATTGGGTCGCTCACTTCTTAGCAAAAGCCAAAGGTGAAACTCCATTGGATTTTGATAAGTGGCTCGAGACAATCGAGGATGTGAATTTTGATGCGAACGCAAAAAATGGATTGACCGGCACGGTGAGCTCTACGAAATAGCTACCGTGTCGGTCTTGACCGGCATCGCACCAAATGCACTTCTTGAATGTGATCCGGCGATATATTCTTCAATTAAAAATATATTGCGAGAGCGTATGCAAGTGAAAAAGGCTCCAAGAGTTAGGAGAAGATAGTGGCAGACAAGGCGATCTTTGTGCCCGATTACAAGCAACTATTGAAAGACCTTAAAACTTTGAGCCCGGATCTTCAAAAGGATTTTCTTAAATCTCTAAAGCGTGTCATCCGGCCGGTGCAACGCACCGCTCGCGGCTTTGTGCCGGGTGATCCTGCCTTGAGTGGATGGCGCACCGTTGAGCCTACCTATACAAGCTCGCGATGGGTCGATGACACAATACACCGCGGCCGTGCTTCAAATGTGCGATGGGTATGGGATTCGGCAAAGATGCGCAAAGGAATCAAGATATCAACATCCAAATCAAGCCAAGAAAGAGCTCCCGGCGGCGGCTTAAATAAAGTCAATGCCATTGCTTTGAGCAATAAATCGGTGCCCGGAATTATTTATGAATTAGCCGAGCCCGATACACCTCGCAAAGGTGCAGACATGAAATCAAGAAATCCAAATGCGCCCGATGATTTTCGGCGTGGCATTACCAAAAAGGGTGATCACGGTCATCGCCCACGCTTGATCTATAAGGCCGCACGGATTCACGGAGATAAAGTGCAAGATGAAATTCAAGATGTGCTTGACAAAAAACTTTTTGCCTTTGTTAGGCGCGGTGATTAAATGGCTCTGACTCGCGATGTCGTAGTTCAATTTATTACCAAGTTAAATGACAAGGGAATAAAGAGCGCAACAAAGTCCACAGAGAAATTTGGCGGTGTCCTTGGTGCAATCTCCAAGACCGGAATTGCGGCATATGCGGCTCTTTCAGCGGCATCGATTAAGTTCGCGCAAGTCTCGGTCAAGAATGCGCTCGCCGATGAAAAAGCACAAAGGATTCTTTCGCTCTCACTTAAAAATTCTGCCGGTGCATCCGAAGCGGTAGTGACCGCGGCCGAAAGCCAAATCGACAAGATGCAACGCTTGACGGGCGTGTCGGATGACCAGCTTAGGCCGGCCTTATCTCGGATTGTGAGAAGTACCTCGGAAGTCACGACGGCTTTTGATCTTCTTGACATCTCGGTCAATATCGCAAAAGCGACACAAAAAGATTTGGGAAGCGTTGCAAATGCGGTCTCCAAAGCGGTCGATGGCAATTTTGTATCGTTGCAAAAATTAGGTGTCGGACTTGACAAAGACATACTTGCGACAAAGGACTTCAACAAAATTTTCGGTGAGCTTCGCCGCAATTTCGCCGGCTTTGCCGCGGCCGAAGCCGATACCGTCGAAGGCAAAATTGCAAGATTAAAAGTAGCCGCCGACGAAGCAAGTGAGGTCATTGGCGGCGCACTCATTGAATCATTTTCTAAATTTGCTTCAAGTGAAGGTGGCATCGAAGGCGCAACCAAAAAGATGGATGGCTTTGCCGCCGAATTGAGCAAGATCATTACGGGCATTGGCGAGCTTGGCGCGATAACAAATAAATTTGTGGCCAAAACAAATAAGCTTTTAGGCATTCAAATTGATTTGTATGCGTATGAATTGATCCCGATTGTCGGTAGATATATTAAAGCTCTAAGAGATGCAGGTGAAGCCGCTCAAACGGCGGCATCAATAGAATTAAGCAATCTTCGACAAGTTACATCGGCACGCAATGCGGAAAGGCAAGCCGAGGTCGATCGCAAAAAAGCACTTGATGATTTTGTCAAAGGATTAAAGGCCGAAGAAGCAAAGCAAAGAGCCGCCGCCAAAGCCGCCGCCGATCGTGCTAAGCAAGAAAAACTTGCGGCATTGGAAAAAGCAAAAAGCCAAAGAGATGAATTTTTGCGCAAGCAATTGGCAAAGCAATTTGACACAGATGCCATCGGCTTGCAAGTAGCCTTGACGCGCAAGTTATCCGATGAAGATAAGACCCGAGTGAATGCGTTGATCGCACTTCAAGAAGATGATGTCACTAAGCAAATGAATGCTTTGCAAGAATTAAACAATCTTTACACGGCGCACTATGCCAAAAGAATTGCAGACCTTGGCAAAGTAACCGCCGCAACCAAAGAAGCAAATGATGCGGCTTTTGCCGGCTTCTTGACTCCAAGACCTACCGGCACAAGCGTGGCCGAAGATACGACAAGACCAACGCCATCAATGGCTTCCATACCTTCGGATCTTTCATACATTGCAGACTTTTCAAAAGCCATAACAAGCATGACACCGGAGCAATTTGACAAGTTCAATTTTGGAATGGGTGCCGGCAATTTAGGCGCGACCGAATCTCTTGCGGCTTTTGACTACACCGCCGAAAGCTTCACGGGCGGGTCTAGTGCTCCAAATGTATATGTCACCGTTGAGGGCTCTGTCCTAACTCAAGGACAAGACCTTGGATTTTATATTGCGAATTTGATTGGTGACCTTAATCGTCAAGGCAATCCCGTCACTTTGGCGAATCTAGGTCGATGATGGGCGCGGTCTTAACGGTCACAATTGACTTCTCAAATGGAGCGGTCTTTGATCCTAGCCTTGTGCTTGATGACCCTTCGACTCCACTAGGCACCGGAGTCTTTGGCGTGGCCGCGAATCAAATCGTTGATGTCTCTGAATATGTATTGAAGGCTCAAATCCGAAGGGCTTACAATCGCAATCAAGATTCATTTGTGGGGGGTTCTGCGACATTGCGCTTGGTTGATGAGACCGGGCTTTTCAATCCCGAAAATACTTCGGGAGTTCTATACGGCAAAATTTTGCCGCTTCGCAAGATTCGCTTCAAAGGCACTTATGCCGGGAATACATATTCGGTCTTTTCCGGATACATTCAATCTTGGAATTACCAATCACCATCCGGCTTTGATCCGGCATTTGTGGACATCGTTGCCGTCGATGGATTTCAATTGCTTAACTTGACCACACTTGGCACTTTTGCAACCGGCACCGCCGGGCAGACCACGGCGCAACGGATCTCCGCTTTGCTTGATGCGGCAGATTGGCCGGGTGGTATGCGAGACATCTCGACCACCGCGACCACGACTTGCCAAGCCGATCCGCAGACTTCGGGAAGAAGTGCGCTCGCCGCTATTCAATTGATCGAGCAGACCGAGCTCGGTTCTTTCCTATTTGACGAATTTGGCTTTGCAAATTTCTTTTCCCGGACAGATATTGCCGCCGCTCAAGGTGGCACACCAACAATTTTCAGCGATTCCGGCGGTGGAATTTCGTACGAAAAAGTTTCTTTTGATTTATCCGATACCGGCTTGGTCAATTATGCATCGGTTACGCGAAGCGGCGGCACGGCTCAAATTGATTTCAACCAAGATTCAATTGACAAGTATTACAGCCATTCAAAAATTCGATCCGGATTGCTTATGCAAAGCGATACCGATGCATCAAATCAAGCCAAAATGATTGTCGCATCTCGCAAAGAAATCTCGGATCAATTGCGGATGCAATCACTTTTGATCGATGCTTTCGATGATGCAGATCCGGCTCGAATTGTTGCCGCACTTGAGCTTGATATTTATTCACCTATCACGGTGAGTCAAACCTTGCCGGGTGGCACGGTGACAAGCAATCTTGTCATTCAAGGCACCAATCACACAATCACACCGCAATCATGGTTCACCGAATTTTTGGTGGGTCAATCTTTTGTTGCAAATGTCATGGTGATTGGCTCCACGACTCAAGGAGTGCTCGGCACAAATGTATTCGCATATTGACAAAGACAAATGTATCCTTATGACAAGCGAAAGAAGGTAGAAGATGCCAACAAATATTCCCGCCGTCACGGGGCAGGTCGTCACCGCAGATTTTGCAAATCAGCTTGTTGCCTTCTCGGTGACCACCGAGAGCGGTGCAACTTATACGATCGACAATGATGATTTGTATCAAGTATTTATTCAATTGAGTAATGCCGGCACAAAGACCGTCACAATCGCACCCGATAGCACACTCACGCAAGCGGTGGTCGGTTCGGCCGTTAGCTTTTGTAATACGGGAGCCGGGCTTTTGACCTTCGCGGCCGGTTCGGGTGTGACGATAACTTCTTCAGGAGCCGTCTCAGCCGCGCCTACTTTGGCACAACATAAGGTTGCACAATGCGTTCGAGTAGCCGCAAACACTTGGCGCATATATGGAAGTATTGCCTAAATGATTGGAGCAATATCAGCCGCGGTTGCATCTTCACCGCCAGTTTTATCTAGCGTTCAATATCTTGTTATTGCCGGCGGCGGCGGCGGCGGCGGTAACCGAGGCGGTGGTGGTGGTGCAGGTGGTTACAGGGAAAACTCTTTAGCAGTATCTACCGGAGTAGCCTACACAGTAACTATTGGAGGCCCCGGTGCTTCTGGTGCAGAATCCGAACAGGGCGGGGACGGCGGGAATAGCGTATTTAGCACAATTACCAGCACCGGCGGCGGCGGCGGCGGTGGAAATGTCAATATACAACCTAACGCGCGTTCAGGCGGTTCAGGCGGTGGTGGTGGATTATTTAACGGTACAGCGGGGGCGGCAAGTCCTAGCGGTCAAGGAAACGCGGGCGGCGCGGGTAACGCTAACGACACAGGTGCGGGCGGCGGCGGTGCAGGTGCGGCCGGTGCAAATGCTCCCGCAACAAATGGCGGCGCGGGCGGCGCGGGCACCTCATCAAGTATTAATGGCACGGCTACGACTAGAGCGGGCGGCGGCGGCGGCGGCGGCGGTTCTCCCACAGGCTTAGGCGGCGCGGGTGGTTCAGGCGGCGGCGGTTCAGGTAGTGATTTTGCAACTTACAATCCGGGCAATGGTGGAACGAACACCGGCGGCGGCGGCGGCGGCGGTTCAGGCGCGTTACCTCGAAACGGTGGCACGGGTGGATCTGGCATCGTCATAATCGCCTACGAAAATACTTTTCCAGCGGCAACACTTACAAATCTCACATACACCGAGCCAACGCGCTCAGGCTATCGCGTATATCAAATCACAGCTTCTTCAAGTGGCACCATCACATTTAATGTTTAGGAGATAAAATGGCACATCACGCAAAAGTAGAAAATGGAATTGTCACTCAAGTGATTGTCACTTGTGACGATGATGAAAATACTTTTGCAGATCGTATGCTTGCAGAAACTGGTGAACAATGGGTGCGCACAAGTTTTAATCATCGGATTCGGGCTAATTTTGCCGGAATAGGATATATCTACGATGCAAATGCAGATGTTTTTTATGCGCCCGATCCAAAATGTCACGATGAGCGAAGTTTAGATGTCAAGACTTATCGATGGTCTTGTACCAATAAGGAGCATGATTCATTTGAGTGATAATACGGCAAAACAACTCATTGAAGTAGCTGAAGCCGAGATCGGTTACGCGGAAACATATGACAATCTCACAAAGTACGGCGAAGCAATGAAAGCCAATGGACTCCCATGGTGCGGATCTTTTGTCAATTGGTGCTCAAAAAAATCAAAGGTCAAAATTCCCAATACCGTCTCAACCGTATCGGGATCAAATGCATTTAAGAAACTTGGCAAATGGGTTGAAGCACCTGCCAAGCCGGAGCCCGGATGGATCGCATATTTTGATTTTCCGGATGATAATGTCAATCGAATTTCGCATGTCGGTATTGTCGTGAAGGATCTTGGCAAAGGATGGTGTGAAACTATTGAAGGCAACACATCCGGATCCGGGTCTCAGCGCAACGGCGGCGAAGTAATGCGCAAAAAAAGGCAATACTCCAAAGGTGGTTCCATCGTGGGATTCGGAAGGCCGGATTTTAAGGAGCAA